ATTTAATAATATGTCTTTTGATTCAACAACTGAAGATACTTTCGTTCAATGTATAACAAGTTTTGGTTCAAATGAATATTTAACACAGGGAGATACAAGTACTGCTACTAATAATATTGTTGGGTTGGTCATTTTAAATATATTTACTGAAGAAGGTATTGGTGCAGGGTCAAATTATACTATTGGCAAAAGACTAAGAGATTTATACAATAGAGTCACAGTTTCAAATGTAATTTTTGATTCACCTATTGGTCCAGAAATTTTTGCATCTAGTCCACAAGGTAAATTTCAAACCCAAATAAGAATTACATTTAATATTTATGAGGATTTATGATGATTGAAATTACAGATGAAATGCTTGATGTAATCGAAAAAGTTAAAGGAAGAAGAGAGCCACAATATTGGGATAATCAGTGTCGTAGATACATGGAAAAACAACAAGCAAAAATAAAGACTGTAAAAAAGTCAGAAAAAGGTTAAACTAATACTAAATAATTCTTTTTTTTGTCATGGCAAAAGTTAAAGGCGACGTTGGGCAACTTAAATTTGATGATGGTGGCTCATCTGTTAACCCTGTACTTGGTACAACAAGTTGGTCAATGTCTATTTCAAAAGACATACAAGAAATAACAGCACAAGGAGATACCTTTAAAAGTTTTACGGGCGGTCTTATTGAAGGTGAAGGAAGTGCTGAATTACTTTATGATGATTCCGCTTCAGGTGAAACAGCAAGTTTTGTTGATGGTGCTTTAGTTACAGGTGATGCAGGTACAGCTTCTTTTGAACTTTTTCCTGACAGCAGTAGTGCTACGAAGAAAATATCTTTTAATGGCATTATTACTAACTTTGAACAAAGTTCAAGTTTAGGTGAGGCAAACACTATTAGCATTACATTTAAGCCTACTGGCCAAATAACTTCAGCAATATAATTTATGGCAAATCAAAGAACTGCAGACCTTTTAATTGGTGCTTTTAAAGATGAAATGTCTACTAGAAGAAAATATGAACTAGAAGCTCCTAATGGGACAAAAATAGAGTTGTATTTTCCACCAATAACAAGGTTTGACAGGCAAAAAGCCCAACAATATACAGGTACAGACGAGGCTCTTACAGTTTCCACACATCTGCTTTGTAAGATGGCACAAAAAGAAGATGGTACACCTGCATTTGATATGTCAGATGCACCAATATTACAAAGATCACTACCAGAAAAAGTTCTTAATGATTTAGAACTTTTTCTTTTTGATGTTAGTTTAGATTTAGAAACAGCAAAAAAAGAATAAAGGGGGATAATTGGCTTAATTTTGAATTTTTCCTAGCAACAGAACTTAGTAAAACAGTTGATGAATTACGAAAGTCATTAACAGAAGAAGAGTTGATATATTGGGTTGCCTATTATGAGAATAAATTTGAAGAAGAAAAAAGAGCACAGCAACGACAAAAACAAAAATTAGGGTAAACTAAAATAAAGACTTTTTTTATCTGTGGCTCAGGCTAATGTAAGACTTACTGTTGATGCTAGTGGTGCTACTAGAGCTTTACAGAATGTTCAAAATAAAACTAATCAATTACAAAGTGCTTTTGGAGGGTTAAAAACAGCAATTGGTGGAATTGGTTTAACTTTATTGGCTAGAAATGCAATTAATACAGCAACAAATTTTGAAAAGTTAAATGTAAGATTAGGATTGTTAACGAAACAATCTGGGACATTTGCCAGATCACAACAGATAGCTGCTGATGCACAAAGGGCTTTCGGTTTAAGTTCAACTGAAGCACTTGAAGGTATTACCAATATAACTTCAAGATTAGCCCCATTGGGTGTTGGTGTAGAAGATATAAAATCTACATTTTTTGGATTTAATACTGCTGCAAAATTAGCAGGTGCTAATACAATTGAGGCATCAAATGCTTTTAGGCAATTAGCACAAGCTCTTGGTTCTGGAAGATTACAAGGTGATGAATTTAGAAGTATTGCTGAACAAATACCTACAATACTAAAACCAATTGCAGATGAATTAGGTGTTGAAATTGGACAACTTAAAGAATTTGCTGCACAAGGAAAATTGACAAGTGACATTGTACTAAGAGCATTAAGAAAAATAGAAAAGGAAGGTGCTCCTGCTTTAAAAGAATTAATTAAAAATGACCCGACAATGGTTTTTAAAATGTTAAGTAATGAAGGTGAAAACTTAGCAAGAGCTTTTGGAGATGCTTTAACACCTGCAATATTGCCTGTTGTTAGAGGGTTTACACAATTAACTCAAGTTATAACTAACTTTATAAATTCACCGTTAGGAAAAACAGTTACTTTATTTACAGGTATAGCTATAGCTTTTAAAGCTGCAACAGTTGCTGCAGGTTTATTGTCTGCAGCAAAAACAATTCTTATTGCGAAATTTGCAGCTACATCTGCAGGTGCAATAGCTTTAGCAAAAGCAAATGCTACAGCTTCAGTTGCAACAAAAGCACTAGCCATATCAACAGGAGCTTTGGCAATTGCTATGAACGCATTGCCACTTATTGCTTTGGTTTCATTAATAGGTTTAGTTACAACTGCTATCGCAAAACAAAATAATGAAAGAAAGAAAACTAACAAACTTATAGAAGAAGGAGATCAGGCAGCAATTAAGGCAGAAATCAATCGTTTAGAAATAGCTTTAAAACGAACACAAGAACAAAAAAGAGGAACAGCATTTAAATTTAAAGAAATAGCGAGACTTAAAG